CTTTATACAATGTATATCCAGTTTCATTTTTAATTTTTACAAAATTATGTACGTTATAATCGTTTAACCAATTACTACCATCGTATATGAGTATATTATCTTCAACCAAACCCGTCACGTTTACATTTGATAATTGATTTAACTTAATTTCGACATTAGACGTAAGATCGGTCGTAAACGCCGTGTGTTCGTTCGTAAACAGAACCGTATTTGATGTCGTATTACCCGCATCCGTGACTTGTTGAAGAGTGACGTTCGAGAGAATACCACCATCACCTTTAAAGAACCCGGACGTTGTTTCTATGTTTCCGGATGCATTCACGTTACCATTCAAAGTAATTGCCGTCAATTCACCCGACGTGAGTGTTAAGTTGTTTTGTGCTATTATGTTACCGTAGACGTGTAAATCTATGACATTAGACAAATCCGGTACGATTTCAGTATCTGACGCACTATTTAATGTGTATCCAATCATCATTTCATTTTCATCGCCTCGGAACGTTACGGTTGGGTTTGCATTACTATTGGGTTGTTGCATGATAATACCAATATCGGTAGACGCGCTCGGGTTATTGTTCGCGAGAGATATGATTGGATCTTTAAATACCGTATTTATGGTATCAATGAATGTCGTCGTACCTTCAACCGTAAGATTACCCGAAATAATCGCATCTTCACTAACTTCTAACTTTTTTGATTTTAAATAATTCGTCGCGTTAACGTTACCTGTAACGTTTAATATATCCGAACCTATATCGTCAACGAATAAGTTCGAACCAACATCTAACGTGTGTATACCATATGTATTCTGTATACCAACGTTACCGTTCGTAATCAAAGCTGGACCATTTGCATAGTTAAACTGAACAGTTCTAGAACCGGTCGTATTACCTTGTAAAACGATATTGTTTAATTTCAAGTTTGAAAGATAATAACTATCCCCGTGGTAAAACGCAGCGCTTACGTTACCAGATGTTGTTATTGTATTTCCCGTTGTTGCGGGGTCATCTACGAACGTGTGTGAACCTATAGATAATTTTTTAGTTAACGTGTTATTATTGGATATACCTATTGCACCGGTACTTTCAAGACTGGTCGTTTTTATTTTACCCGAAACTACAACTTTAGAATCAATTGCACCTGAATCTATGGTAACTTGTGTTCCAGAAAAAAAGCGTTGGGCGCGTACATTACCTTCGACTTTTATAGCCTCGGCACCCGTATTTGAAAAAAATACAGAATCACTAACCGATAATAAGTGTTGTGGATTTGTGTTTGATATACCTACATTAGAACCGGGTAAAGTGGTAAATGCTGTTGTTACGTTAGCAAAGTGTGGTATACCATTGGAGACAACGTTCCCTTCTTTTGTAACATCGTCTAATGAAATACCACCTAAAAGTGACGTTAAAACGGTCGTATCGACGATTTCTTTGGTCGTAGAATCGTAACCTATAAAAGTTGCACCCCCTATAGTTGCTTGGCGTAGTGGCGTCATGTAAACACCACCCGCAGTAGATGCGTCTATAGCGACGTTAGAGGCATTAAATACGATCGTGTTTTCAGCCTGGTCGTCCGTAGCGTGTTTACCAAACCGGATTTTGGTAGACCGCTCGATGGTCGGTATGTTTTTAACCATTTAATATAGGTACGTATTTTAATTTGCGTAGATGAGACCAGCCATACCATTTTCAATTCGGAGTATGTTATAGTTTACTGCATATATAGGGTCGGAAATGATCATGGACTCACTTATAATTTTTGCTGAATCTAATCTGCTGAAATTGAGTGTTCCTGTCGGTTGGAGTGAACTTGTTGATAAACAGAAACAGTGTAAAAAGAAATCGGGCGATGTAACAAATGTCGTATGGTAATAGTTTGGTATTTCCATGAAATGGGGTTTACCGAACTTAAAATTACATATATCTAAACCGTTTATTTCAATTTTTACCTTATTGGTATCGGATGTAAGCGCACCACCGGTACTCGTATCCGAACACGCGAGGTACTTAACCGGGTGGTTAAATGTAAGTTCCTGTACGAGTTCTCTCGAAGGAATACTTTTTTGTACCTGGGTAATGAGCAAATTATGGTTTCTGGATACGATGTTACCACGTTCTTCGTTGTCTAAGTAATAATAGTTAGAGTAACAATCGAATTCGTAGTTACCTGCATCTTGTCCCCAGTGTATTCTGATTTCGACCTCGTGGTATTGTAAAGCGACTATGGGTAAAGCACACTGTGGACCTTCGCAGAAAAAGAACCGTAACGGGTAAAAATACGAACGGGAACTTATACCCGGGTGTGTACCTAAAGCGCTTTTCGATATATTGTTCGCGAACGTATCTATGGCGATCTTTTCCGTGAACGTGGCGTCCTGTGTATCTATAACCTGACCACCTATGAGTAGTTCGACTTTATCTATGAGGGTATCCCACCTTTGAATATCGAGTGCTTTTGTGTTATTGTGTATCGTAAAATACGTGTATCCTAAAAGGTCACCGGATCTCGTAAACTTGACCGATGACATAGCGTTACTTTTCACAGTTCCCTGTATCGTTTGTTTTTCTATGGATTGTGAAAAGTTAGAATGCCGTTTAAACGTCGAGCTAAAAAACGATATTTCTGGCTTTCCCATAATGTGTTCGTCTTGAGCACCTATGGCAATGAGTTGAACTACACCAGAAGACATTTATAATAAGAAAAGGTTAAAAAACGTCCTGAAATTATTCATATGGTAAATTTCTTTTTTTGCATACAAATCTAAAAACAAAAACTGCGTCGCCACAATCTGCCGCTGTGCCGTCTTGTTTATCTAAATTGAACGTCAATCTATCGATCTTTCGAATGGGATTATAGTATTGTTGAACGATTGGATACTCGTTTCTAAAAAATACGGCTTTTTGAGCACCTGAAGATGCGTGTAATTTGTGTTCACACACGATAGTACCAAATATACCGTTTAGGTGATTATCTGCATCACTAAGATCGTCTTTACCACGTTGACTGAAGTACGTTTTGAGTTCTTCTATGCCTATGTGTATACACCTTTGAGTATCAACAGTAGTGTTAATACTTGCAGCTAATAACTGTGCTTGAACAACGTTCTCTAGTGGGGTTGGTAAATACAGAGTAAAGTCGGTATCACTCGCAGTATCCAGATTATCGAGTACAACTGTATGGTGTTCGCATTCGAAATCAGGTAAGGTTGATTGACTAGTCACTAAAGCCATTTATATATACTGGAGATTTTACTTCATCTTGTAACTCGCTTGTCCGACAACCAATTTTTGGCCGTCGCAAACACCGCCTCGGCTATCCGAGTAGTACGATTTACCGAGACACTCTTCCTTGGATTCGAGATCGAAGAGCGAACCTTCACTGACGACTTCGATGTCGACTGGGGCTGGTGTATAGTAGTTCGTTTTAAGCATTTGGAGGACGCAGAGTATAGCAAAAACTATGACAATCGCCCTGAGCGTATTTCTGTTCGTGGTGTTGAGTTTAATCATTTGTTATGGACTGAGATTTTTTTATAAAGTGCGTTAAAGAAATTAGAATAGTTTCAATATAAAGAGTAATAGTAATGGACGGAGAGATTATTCTTAATCGTGGCGATACTAACGTTATGAAACTAGATGATAACGAACAGGCACTTATGAACGAGATAGAAATAGAAGTTCCCAGACCTCAAACTATTAGAAGGCAAATGCCTAAACCGATGAAAACTCAGTTTTCGCCACCGCAGGCGCAAGTTTTTCAGGAAGATATAGACTCGTTCGCAAATCCGAATAAACAGAATCCGCCATCCGCTCCTCCCCCAGAAGACCCAGTCGATTACGGTGAGTACGACGATGAACCTGATATGATGGATTATGGTTCCGGGGGTGGTGGAGGAGGATATGCCATGGAAGAGGAAGAAAAACCATCACCTGGTTATAAAACTATAGACGAGGAAAAGGTCGATCTCGTAAACAAACTCGGGCGTTTGGAAAAAAAGGGGTTTACTGTGAACAAGCGTTTGAATGCTTATTCCTCCGTAGACGAACTTAGAGCTGAAGTTAAGCGGATAACGTATAGCATAGACGTCGATAAGTCTATAAAGTTTTCGAGACGTATGCTTATTGCGTGTACCACGGGTCTCGAGTTTTTGAATAAAAAGTATAACCCGTTCGAGATCCAACTCGATGGTTGGTCCGAAAACGTCATGGAAAATGTGGACGATTACGACGAGGTTTTCGAGGAGTTATACGTAAAGTATAGAACGAAAATGCACGTCGCCCCCGAGGTAAAACTTATAATGATGCTTGGTGGTTCAGCGATGATGTTCCATTTAACGAATAGTATGTTCAAATCAGTTATGCCAAACATGAACGACGTGATTAAACAGAACCCGGAACTCGTTCAGAATATGATGTCCGCGGTTCAGAACACGGTGTCTAAATCTCAACAACAAAGTGTATCGAGCGAACCTTCGAGTGAAGGTGGTGGACGACGCGAAATGCAGGGACCAGGGTTTGATATTTCGAGTCTTATGGGTAACATAATGATGCCTCCACAACCACCCATGAACACGACGAGTTTGAATAAAGTCGAAGAACCCGAGATTGATTTGGAAGACGATATTTCGGATATAGCAGAGCCACCCGTATCTGAAGACGTTGCCGATGAAGATAGTGAAGTTCGCGAAGTTAAAGTTACTCAGGCCCAGACCAAGTCTAAAAGAGGTGGTAGTCGGAAGAAAAAAACGGTCGAAATTAATTTGTAAACATAGTATAGTATAGATGATAGCTTATTGTCCTTTAGACGAAGAACCAGTCGAGAGACCTTCGTGGTACCAGGAAAATAAAAGCGTAGCGTCTTCACCTTCGCGACCGCGTTCTAATTTGAATTCAAAATCGTACGCGGTTTTAGGTCAAGACGATACGGAGTGTAATTACGTCGTAATGTTTTTCATCGCGGGTGTTATTGCCCTCGCGATAATGGATTCACTTCCACGAAAGTAAAGTAAAAAACTTTCTACCATTCTGACCTTTTCCAGAATGGTAAAAATAATTAGTTGTTTTCGAGTGCAGAAACACGCGCTAATAAATCGGCGACTTGCGTTTCGAGCGTTGTGACCTTTGTTTTTTCAGCCTGTAATTGTCTATCAACTTCCTGTAAAGCCGCCGTTGAAACTGCCCATATAGCATCTTTATTCAAATTATGAAAATCTAGTACATGTTCGCCGTGTATGTACGCACCGGTAACGTTACTAAACTCTTTTCTATTTTTTATTGTTATAACATTACTCCCCGAAAATGAAAGTACATTACACGGTATACTAGTATTTTTATCTGTAATAATATTTATAACAGATGTGTTTGATAAAGTTAATCCTTCGACGGGTGTATCTAAATGGAGTTCGATAACGTTACTATTTTCAGTAACAATAACGTTGGAGTTCGTGAGTATGTTTGGAATATCACCATGACCCACGGTAACTGCGTATGGTAAAACGTTTGCGACTTCTTGTGCTATGAAACCATACACGTTACTTGTTCCTCTTTGTTTTTCATCGATATAATTGTATATTTTGGGTTCGAGAAGACGGATTTTTTCGAGTGCAGAACTATCGTTTATATCGGTCACATTCTTTTTTATTCGACTATCTGAAAATGCATTAAATTCTGTAGCAGCAATTCTATCACTTGCGTATATAGAATAATCAGCAGTACCATT